TCACATCCACAAAGGTTGCTGTCCACTCCGCTCCGGGTGCGGCACCGCCGGATTCACTTTACCCGGCAAAACAATGGAAGCCTGAAATGTCTCCATTGTCTTAAATGTATGCGAGCAATTGACATTCTGGCACTGGTGATAGCGCTCTTTGGTATTCTCACTTAAATAGCGACTTGATCTAGCATGTGCCGCATAACCACAGATTGGACAGTGAAACATATTCCCCCCAGACCATGTATCTATGAGAAATATTACTCCATTATTCACATAATGTGAAAACAATTCACCAAAAGCTAATCATCTTCAACGTACTCTACATCAGATAATTTAACCTCCAGCTCTAGCGATGTTGTATAGCCAGCATCGCTGATGCTGTTCACCACTTTTGTGATTGTCCATCCCTGTTCATCGATAATGGATTTAAACCCCGATACGCGAGCCGGTGCATCTGGGTAAAGGTCCGGCCTTCCCATTGCTAGGGTTATAGAGAACTCGGCCACGCCGCGCTGTAGTTTGTCCCACTTTGCCTGAGCTGCTCGCTGGGCTTGAGCCTTGGTTGAGTAAACCGTCGTCAGCGCCAAAACGTTATCAGGATCACCGGCCATATACTCCCCCTCGCGAGCCTCCTTTTCTTTCTTCTTTTTCTTGGCCGCTGGCTTCGCTTTTGGGTGCTCTAACGCGCGCAGATGCTTCTCTTTTGGTTTACGTTTGAGCTTCACCTTCTTCTCTTGTTCTTTAGGGTCACTCGTATGTAGCCACCGCGCCGTTACACCCGTGTATGCCGCTCTATCAGCAATCGCAAATTGATGCCGGTCACCATCAGTTCGCTCAATAACCACGGAGGGGATCGGTTTTCCGCTGGCCGTCATATTGGATCCCGCTTTCAAAAATAAAAGCTTGCCCGCCTTAACTGATACCTCGGCGCCATTTCTCTCCGCTAGGCGTGCCAGAAAGCAGGCATCTGACTCCTGTGACTGGTCTATATGAGGTATTTTTATCCCCCGTAACCCTTCCGCCACTGCGGCCTGCAGCTTGTTACGCTGTGCGACAGTCGTGACAATATCGCCGAGCGTCGTATCGTGATACGACATCTCGCGCCGACTGTTCAACGAGCCCCTGAAATCAGCACTACGCGCTCGAATAGTGAGCGTATCCGGCGCCCCTCTATGCTCGATTTCATCGACAGTAAAATCCCCCTTGCCGATCAACCCGTGCCCACTCCAGCCGATAAACAGTGTCAGTACCGCACCGCGCAGCGGTAGCTCGATTAGCCCATCACTATCATCCAGCTCGATATCTACCCTGTCAGCCTCAAACCCTCGATTATCCGTATGCACCAAGCTGATCAGGCGATCGGCAATATTGCGGGTGATATCCTTTCCTCCCAACGTCAACATGATTGCCGGTGCCAAGCTGGCCCCCGCATCAAGCGTTAATCCGGTAAGCATCAAAAAAGCCCCTCAATGTTTGCCACCATCTTATTGGCCGCCGCTGCCGCATTCCCAATCATGCCCTCTGCCTGTTTTTTCAGATCGCCAAACATCGTCACAAATGACTCATCCACTCGAGTCAGCGTCAGAGAAAACTCAATACGCCGCGGAGCCCCATCGGCAAAAAAAACGGTTCTGGTTTCATGGATCGAGGAGGCAACAAACATTCCAAAAATCGTGCCATCACCACCGATAAGTGGCCACGCCTTACCCTCTGCCGCCATGGCATCTAACGTCAGCATGGAAAGGCGCCCGCCGGTTATCTCCGGCAACAAGACGCCTGATAATGTGATCCGCTCTTCATTGACTCCAAGAAACTGTATCGCCGGCCGCTTACCGACGCGGCTATTACTTGGATAACGGTAATCAACATCACGCTGTAGACTTTGATATGGCGTGGTCTGGAGCTGAAACACAAACATCCCCAACGTCAGCATCATCGCGTGCTCTCCTAATAATCGATATTCATATTGGAGCGCAGACGCGCCCGGCGTTCCCGCTGCTCTGCCTGTAATCCCTCTCTAATCTGGCGTTGCACATCGATCGGGCTGCTGGCACCGTTAACCGGAATCTCGTAGTGGTGTTGGCTCTGGTCAATATAACTGCTACCCGTTGGAGCACTTACTGGTTGATATCCACCGGTTAAAATGCCACCTGTCGGTGAGTAGCCTCGACCGTTCGCACCGGTGGCATAGACATTGGCCTTTTCCGCGGCCTTATCCAGATCACTGGATTTGCTATCGATAACCCCCAATTTTTCCAGCACCCAATCGATCCCACTTCGTAGCTTATCGATCGCATGAATCGGCGCCAGGATGGCATCTGCCAGCGATTGCCCGAATAACTGCCCCGCATTCCGACATATGTCTAGCGCTTCTTGGCTAGCTTTAACCGGAGCAATTAGATCACTAAACCATGTCCATACGGCTTTAAGCTTCTCTCCCAACATGTCGAACATTGGAGTTAGCGGTGAGAAAATTTCCGCTACTGGTGCAAATGCTTCTCGCATCCCGTCAATTACACCGCCGAAAAAGGCGCTAATCGGCTCCCAGTATTTACGTACCAGTAGCGCACCAGCTACGATAGCCGCTCCCAGCGCCACCATCGGTAATGATATGGCGGCCAGCGCTGTTCCAATGGCTCCGCCCGCAACGCTAAAGGCTACACTCAGCGCCCCCGCAGCGGCGATGATGGCGTTAATACCAGCAATCACCGGCCAGGCCACCAACCCAATCGCGCCCACCAAGGCGATAACGCCTAATGCCGCGCCACCAATAGCGAGAATTGAGCGTGCCATCCCTTGGTTTTTCTGGATCCACGCGTCGAGGCGCAACACATATTTTGTGGTTGTTTGGAGCAACTTTCGCAACGAGCTTTCCTGCTGGTCAAACAGGTCCGTCCCTACTGCCTCATAGGCTGACTGAAACTCCTTAAAGTCCCCACCAAGGTTATCCTGCATAACTGCGACTAGCTGCGCCGTCTTCCCATCCGAGGCTTTCAGAGTTGCCGCTAGTTGATCAAGCTTTCCGCTGGTCGCATCTGTAAGCAATACGTTTGCCGCAGAGCTGGCCTCTTCGCCGAATATCACCTTCATGTATTCGGCCCGCTGTCCTGACCCAAGTTTATGGCGCGTAAAGCTAGCCTGAATTTCCCTAAGAATGGTAAAAATCGGACGAGTATTCCCTTTACTGTCCATCGTCTTAACGCCCAGTTCTTTTAAGGCGGCAAACGCTTGTCCCACCGGCGCCTGCAAGCGACTCAGCACTGCGCGGCTCCCGGTACCTGCCATTGACCCGGTTATCTTGGCATCGTGCAGCGCACCCACCATAGCGGCAGTCTCCTCGATACTGACCCCCGCGTTTTTAGCCACAGGTGCGACATAGGTCAAAGCATCGCTAAGCTCTTCAAAATTTACCGCCGTTTTGTTCATAACGGTCGATAGCACATCGCCAATATGTGCAACCTTATCGTTGGCGAGCTGAAACGCAGACCGCATTCCCATCAACAGCGCGGCGTTTTCCTCCATGGTGCGCCGGTTTGCTAGCGCCATCTCCAGCGTTACCGGCGTCGCAGCCTGAATAGCGGCAGCATCCCCACCCGCTTTAGCGATGATGATTTGTGCCCCGGCGGCATCGTCAGCGGATGCGGCAGTGTTATCTCCTAACTGGCGCGCCTGTTTGCGTAGTGCCTGCATCTCTGGCGATTGTTTGCCAACCCCGAGCACAGCCTGTAGCTCTGAGTTTTTCTGCGCAAAGTCATACCCCGGTTTCAAAATGGCGACGCCCGCCATGGTGCCGGACGTAGCAATACCAACCCCGGCGGCGCCGACTGCACCAGCCGTTCCGGCAATTTCCTTTCCTGCCTGATACCGTCGCTTTACCGCATTCAGACGCGCCTGCTGCGCACTGACGCGCGCCAGTGCATCACGCTGACGGTTAAGTTGTAGCGTTGTCTCGCTGATGGAGTTTTTCAGCCGGCGCTCATCAGCGGCGAGGGTGCGAGTATTGATCCCCGTCTTAGCCAACTCTTGCCCCTGGCGCTGTACCGCCATACGCAGACTATTCTCCTTGGCCTGGAGATCGGCGGCCGCTCGCTTGGCCGCCTCCAATACCTTGGCATGCGCGCGTGTAGGCCGCTCTGTGGCCTTGAATTGCTCCTCCAACGCATTGGCCTCATCCTTGGCCTTTTTCAGCGCCTGGCTGGTTACAGCAAGCTGGGCGCTGGTTTTACGAAATCCCTCAATTTTCCCCGCCTGATTATTCAGCTCGCGGAGTGTTTGCTGCGTGCCGCGCAGATCCGCCGACAGCGATTTCCCCGCGCCCTGAATGTGCTTAAACGGGCGCGTGGCCTGGTCAATGGCCTTGAGCAACACCTCAATCTTTACGTTATTACTCATCGGTGGTTTGTCCGCTTCGGGTGAGCGCCTTACCGCGCCAGAAGATAAGCTCGGCCAGGCTCATGGGATACAGTTCTGATGGCGGCCAGTGAAAAATCACTGCGATATCCGCCATCAGATCATCGACCGACATGTCGTGCGGAATGTCTAGCGTCCCCAGCTCTAGCCGAAAAAATTAATCACCTTGGCCGTGATGGCGGTCATATCAGGCAGCGACAGGGAGGCCACCTCCTGTTCGGTCAGGCTGGGCATGGTCATGCGAGGTAGCAACTTGATCAGCGCATCAACCTCAGCAGAGGCGACCGCAGCCAGTGACAGCCCGCGCAGGTGTCCGGTATTCGGGGTGATGAGGGTGACCTGTTCGATGGTCTGCCCGGCACGTTTCACCGGGTGTTTCAGGGTGATGGTGTTCGGTGCTTCTTGCGCCAGCTCGGTCACGGTTTTCTCTTTTGCCATGGTGATTCTCTCTTATTCGTCACGGATAAAATGGCGGCCAGTTATCCCGACCGCGGGTGATTACAGGCCGATATTGCGGCGGTGCTGCTCCAGACGGTCAACGCTGCCGACCTTTTCCACCATGTTGATGGTGTCGATCTCGATCATGTCCTTGCCGTCGATGGTCAGCTTGTAATAGGTGCATTGGGTGCTGATTTTTACCTCGGTATCTTCACCCTGCTTGGCGTCGCCGGCGTCGATCTCCTTATGGCGGCCGCGCATGACCACCTCGACCGCTACAATGTCGCCGGTGTCGTCACGCTGATAAGAGCCAGCAAAGCGCAGCGGGACCGCGCTGGCACTCGGGGCGGCATACTGTGACCATAGGGTTTCATCCGGTAATCCGCCCATTGTCCACTCGACAACCAGCGCATCATCGTCCAGCCCCAAATCGACCGGCGCCGCGCCATTCATACCGCCGCCGCGGTAGTTCTCCAGCTTGCGGGTCAGTTTCGGCAGCGTGACCGACTTCGCCACCCCCATATAGCTCAGGCCGTCATTGAACAGGTTCAGGTATTTCAGTTTGCGGGGTAATGCCATGGTGCAGGCTCCTTAGCTGTTGACCGACTGCGCCAGATTCACCAGGTATTTATCGGTGATGCGTTGGCGTAGGGTCAGGTTTTCCAGCGGCGGCACCGGCGTATAGTCGTAATCGATATACAGCTTGCCAGCCTTGAGTGTTTCTTTGCTGTTGGCCGCCTCATCGAACCAGGCGTCGCCGTCGATGATGTAGCCATTGGATTTCAGCTCGCGGAACTTCGCACGGATCCCCTCAACGATGTCTTTAATCAGCGTCGGGGTAACCGGTTTATCTACCGCCCACATGTGCGCCTCTGCCATGGTGTCGGCCAGTACCTGGGCGGTGCGGGTGTAGTTCTCAAACAGGAACAGCGGATCATCCGAGCAGCAACGGTTACCCCAGAAGCGGAAACCATCCTTGCGCACCAGCGTGGTAACGCCAGCCTCATTCAGCAGATCGGCATCCGTTCCCGGCGCCTGCAAATCCCAATACACCGATGCGCTGATGCCGGTGACGCCATTTACCCCGACGTTGGACAGCGTTTTATGCCAGCCGATCGTTTGGTCGATATGCGCACGCAGCCCCAGCGCCCGCGCCGTCGCCCAGGCGGTGGTCGCCGCATTGGTCTTGGTGTCCCAGGCGAGAAAATCGGGCCAGATAACCATCAGTTCGCGCTGGCTGAAGTTTTTGCGGTAGGCGATCGCCTCGGAAATACTCTTGCAGTCCCAGGCACTGACATAACCAAAGGCGCGTAGCTTCTGGCAGATGGCCCCCAACGCCGTGGCGACAGCCTGCGTATCAAGCCCCGGCACGCCGAGAATACGCGGCTTGACCCCGGTCACCACCGCCGCATCCAACAGCGCTTTCATGCCGGTGTATTTCCCGTTTTCATCCGTCGTACCGATGACATTACTGACGGTGGCCGCCAGCTTCTCCTCTTCGGTGCTGCCTTCACCGTCAGCGACACGCACCACCACCGTGACCGGCTTGGACTGGTCAGCGATAGCCTGCAACGCCGCGGCGAGAGTTCCCTTTGTCCCCGCCTTGCCGACGGCGCCCTGCACATCGGTGATCAGCACCGGCACATTAAGTGGAAATGCGGTGGCGTCCGCATCACTGGCCGTACAGACCATGCCGATAATGGCCGTCGAGACCGTTGAAATGACGCGGGTGCCGTCGTTAATTTCGAGCACCTGCACGCCATGGTGAAAATCACTCATCGGATTTACTCCATCGTGGATAGGTGCGGTTATTTTCTGATGCGGGTAGGCGCTGGGCGAGTGATAGCGGATGGATGAGCGGTGGCACAACGGGAAGTGAAAGCGCCCCGAATGGGGCGCCTGGTGTATCAGCATTTTTTAGGCGGTGGCAGTACTCTATCCGTTACGGTTGCCGCGCAGGGGATATAACCCGGCCAGCCTTGACGGCGCCGCTGGCATCCTTTGCAGTGGCACGGCCCGATTATCTTTTTCATGCTGGTTTAGACGGCCAAGTAATATCTGGTGCCAAACTAATATTAACGTTATCGATCTGCTGAGCATAGCGCATCCATTCCGTCAGCGTTTCCTTATCCTTTTCGGTGATAATGCCCAGAGCCAGCTGGGTTTGCCACAGTTTGGTTACAGTTTCCACCTCTGATAGCAATGCCACTTTTTCCTGCTCAGCCGCCTTTATCAAATCGTCTTTTGTCGGCGGTGGGTTAATAATCTCCATGGCTTCACTCTCTGATATTGGCTGCATACCTTCCTCAATACAACTATCTTGGCTACCATCAGATGCAAATGCATACACCACACCTTGGTTATCTTTAAAGTATTTCATCAAAATAACTCCGACCACACTGATAATGATGGAGCACCACCAGCAGAGGCTTTTATGACATATCTGCCGCCTGGAGGCACGATTGCACTTACCCCTCCAGGAATCCACCTATCACCTAGAGATGCCGTTGATGATGCAATAACACCATCAATCTCAATAACTGCGGTACCGCCGTTTGGCGGGCGAACCTCAGCAAAGACAACGATCGGCTTTTGATAAGCATTCGTATAAACGACCCCGATCCTCCGCTCGGAGGTTACACTATGCCATGTTTGATTTATTCCTACAGGATAGGAAAATCGCACATCATCACCCGCCGCAACAGTACCAGAGACAGAGCCAATATTTTTTGATGCTGAGTCACCTAATCCCAGCTCCTCAGGCGACGGCTTGTTTATGCTGCTGTATTGAACTACCCATGGATTGTATCTTTCCGGCCCGTGCCATGTTTGGCGCGTAGCTATATGTCCGGGATGGCTGATATACAATTGCTCAATGGCAGTGCCACTTTTCGTAACAATCATAAAGCCATAGCCATAAATTGGTTTGTTATTTACTCTAGGTATATCGGCGACAGAGCTCGTATCATCAATAGCAATGCTGTAAATCCCCGGGTTAATACAACTCCCAAATGTTCCGCCATTTCTCACTGAACCAACAGTATTTTTTGACCAGGCATTGGAGGCCAAACTGATTGTTTCTCGCAAGCCAAGATATTGAACAATCCCTGCGATATCTTTACCACTAAGGGCTGTTAATGTGCTATCGAGCGGTTGTTTCCCTGCTAACTGGTTAATAATTTCGTTAGCAAAGTTGGGATTATTATTCAGTGCAGCCGCAATTTTCTGTAGCGTATCCAATACTCCCGGCGCTGAGCCGACGAGCGCCGCGATTTTTGCCGCGACAAATTCTGCGTTGGCCATTTCCAATCCGCGCGCACTCAACGTGGGAGTCGGTGTAGTCGGGGTCCCGGTAAATGATGGGCTATTGAGTGGTGCTTTAGTTACCGCTAAATCCCGTACTTTTTTAACGGAAGCCGGCGTGGCCGCCTTGTTCTCTGCGGCACTATTATCGTCACTGCTCAGTTGCACAAAGCCCTTGGCCGATAACGTTGCGTCTGGGTGATTACGTGATCGCGCATGCGCCTCCAACTGGCTATCGATATAGTTGCGCACCTCAATGACGTGATCATCGACATACTGGCGCGTGACCAGCACGACAGCCGGATCAATTTTTATTGTCACGGCGTCAGTACTGGATACCGTCAATACCATTCGAATGGTCTGGGTGCGGCCACTGCCCTCCTGCAATAGAGGCTTATAGGTCTCCGGGCAGTTAGCGACGGCAATCAGGACGCCATCGCTGTCATAGAGCCCAATTTCTCTAACCCACCATCCCCCCTCGCTTTCCGGAATGACCTGTTCGGCGATGATTGCACTGGTATTGTTAGGGTCAACGCTCAACATATTCAGCGCGGCACGGCGGCGCTCGCCTCGTAGCGCGGTTTGCGCCGGGTTTGGAGTTTGCAACGTCCCCCCGCCATCCCCCACCGCCATATGGGTCAAGTTAAGCTTCGTCCCGAGCGCCGTCGCGTTAGCCATTTTCGCGGCGCCCAGATTAGTCAGAATGGCAAAATATTTTGCGCTCATGCGGTTACTCTCAGGTTGTCAATCAGGTGAATGGCCGAGGCCGGATAGTGATTACCACCGACCTCGATCAGCTCCGGTGTGTAGGGATACACGGTTAGTGCATCCCCGTCGTAGCAGGAGGCGCCCACATATCCCCGCCCGCTACTCGTCAAACTGATGGTAAGGCCGGTCAGGTGCCGACTAGCCGGTTTAGCATCGGCAACCAGGCGCTCAAGCTCCCGAAACATCTCCTCGGTGATCCCGGTCTCCAGCACACCAATGACAAGGCGGAATGTGCCCGGCGTTTCGTTGAGCTGGAACCATTCGCGCACCTCAATCAGATAGCCAAGCGGCTCCACTACACGCCGGATAGCGCCAATCGTCCCCTTGTGACGGTGAACAAAGTGCGCCACCGCCACCACGTTGCGCTTGGTTTCCTCCGGCCAGTGCTCATTCCACCGATCAACCGAGAACGCCCAGGCCAAATAGGGCAGCAAATTAACGGGGCAGGTGCGCCAGTTCCACAGGGTACGCAATGGCACCGGCACGCGCGCCAGCTCGGCACAGGCTTTGGCAGCGGCCAACTCCAGCACCGATGACCCCGTCGGCAACAGGCGATCGTTATTCATCCGTCCCCCCAATGGTCAGCTGATAGGCGCTGCAATAGGAGGCCTGGCTCTTATCCAGCACGATATCAGCCGTTGGACTGGCCAACGCTACACGCTGCACCCCCTCAACATGCAGCGCGGCGTAAATTGCCGACAGGCGAATATCCCGACCGAGGCGGTGCTGGGCGTTAATGTAAGCCTTGAGCTTGGCCTCTGCCGCCTGGCGGATGGGCTCCGCTTCCGGCCCCGGATAGAGGTATAGGGTGGCGTTAATCTGGTAGGGCACGATAGTGGCGGACTTTACGGTGACGCGATCGGCGATGGGTCGCACATCCTCATCGTTTAGCGCCTTGGCTACGATAGCGAGTAGCTCCTCACTCGCCGTACCATTCCCCTCGCGTGACAGCACCGCAATCGTGACACAGGCCGGCGCCGGGCTATCGACCGAGACATCGGCGACCCGGCCGTCGGCGCTGCGGCCATGATATTCATAGGCGCCAACCGGCCCCGCCACGCTTAACCCCTCAAATGCCTGTTGCGCCCGCAGGCGCAAATCATCGTCAGACTCCATCACCGCCGGTGTCGGCGGTAGGGTCGTCTCGTCGGCAGGCACAATCGTCAGGCGCTTAGTGTTTAAATTTGCCGCCAACATATCCATATCGCTACCGGAGGAATAGGCCAACATAACCGCCCGCGCCGCCTCGTTTACCCGCTGGCGCAGCAGCAATTCACGATAGGCATTTTCCTCCAGCAGCTTGACGATCGGCTCTGACTCCAGCGTCAAGGTATGTGCGATGGCATCACGTTGCTCTTCGGGATACAGCGAAATCAGCGTCGTCTTGCGCTCCGCCAGCAGGCTTTCATAGTCCAGCTCCTCGATAACATCAGGCGCAGGCAGTTGGCTCAGGTCAATGATCGGCATCGTATCAACTCAATGGCACGGTTAATGAGAAAGCGCCGCCCCCGGTCAGGGCGCTGACGCCAGTGATATCGACAAACAACCCGCCGGGGGTCGATTGTTCAAAACGGATAGCTGTCAGGCGTACACGCGGCTCCCAACGCAAGATGGCCATGTAGCAGGCGGCCATAATTTGCAGGCGTAATGCCGGGCTTTGCGGTTGGTCAATTAGCGCCGACAACAAGGAGCCATACTCCCGGCGCATGATGCGTGAGCCGATCGGCGTGATGAGGATGTCGCGCACGCTCTGTCTGATATGCGCGGCATCCTCCAGTGAAAGTCCCGACGCCTGGCTCATGCCGACATAACGCGCAGTCATTGTGTCCCCTCCGTCCAACTTACCCCCGATTGCACACCGCCATGACTGTGTTTATCCACCCGCACCCCGTTGGAGGTAAATGCGCCGCCGCTATGTTCAATATCGCCGCGCATCGTCCCGCCTTTTTGCACCTCCAGCGTTCCGGTTGTCAGTTTGTTGGTACACACCACCTCGGGCGTATCCAGCAAAATGCGGGTCTCCGCTTTCACGGTGACCAGCGGCACGGTGGCCGTAATCGATGTGGATGCCGTGATGTCGGCTGTCTGGATCCCGCTGGCCGTTAGCGCACCGGTTTTGGGCTCGTACTCGATGACCGCACCATCGGGAAAATCAACACGCCATGCCTGTTCAGAGTCCGATGGCGCCGGGTGTTCATCGGAGTAAATGGCCGGCAGCACAAAGGCGGTATCCAGTTCACCCCCTACGGCCAGCAGGATCACCTGCTCACCGACGGAGGGCGCCCACCAGGTGCGCGCGCTTCCGGCGCGCAGCGTCAACCACTGCAACCAGTCTGTTTTGACGCCCCCGGTTTGTACCCGGCAACGCCCCGACTGGGTGTTGACCTCGACGATCACCCCGGTGCGGATCAGGTTGCGCAGTAAGCGCAGTATCTCTGTGATGTTGGCTTGTAGTTTCATGATGAAAGAATGCCGCTGGCAGGGCGTCAGCGGCAATTTGTTGGTGATGGGTGAACGGTGGGACAACAGCTAGTTTTTCAGATGGGAGAGGAGCACCTCTTCAACGATTTTTTTGTCCTCGTCGGTAAAGCCCAGCAATGGGCGAGCCTCATACTGCACTTCCGCACTGTGGCGGTTTGGCTTGTCTTTCAGACCGTACTGATGGACCTGCGCAATGCGCTGGACCCGTCCGGCAAACGTCACCGTGGCCGCATCAGGATCCGCCGTTGCCAGCATGTAGCGATTGGTGCGCAGCTTGGCGAACATGGCTCGCCGTACCCGCCCACGTTTTCCCCTTACCTGTTGGGGTTTGCGCGCTGCGTAGGGCGTTCCGTCTGGCGCCTGCTGTGCCCTGATGCGACGCTGTTGGCTGGCTCGCAGTCGGCGGGCAATCTCCGCCGCAATCTTGCGCCGCTCAGTGGCGGTCAGGGTGATGATCAACCCCGCTAGGGTGTCGTTAAAGGGTGAGAACTCACTCATGCCACTGACTCACTAACTCGCCGTTGATGTAGAGCTCCGTCGGCCGCTCGACGGGCTCCGGTTCGGGCGGCTCGCCCACATTGCGCACATACAGACGGGCTCCCTCCTGTTGCACCAGGGTGCGCTCGGTCAGCTTTAGACTGATACTTAAATCCTGGCTGTCGCCGGTATTGATGTCGCTGATATAGGTGAATCCCTTCCCGTCGCCTGTCGTGAAGATATCGGGCTGATTCTCCCGCAGCCATGCCGCCAGCGGTACCAGAATCAGATTTATGTCGCCGCGATAGTCCAGGATCAGCACATTCAATGTGTACCGGTTCTCAAAGGAGAGCGATGGCGCCAGCGTGGCGGCGATCATCCCCTCATCGATAAAGATCCGCATCATATCCGGGTTTTCGGCCAGTACCGGCAACGCCTTATAGAGCGCCTGTTTCAGACTGTTCGGCTTTAGCACGCAGTTCCTCCTGACAGTGTTTAACGGTCTCCACTTGTAGCGCGCACTGCACCAGCGCGGCCTCTAACTGTCGATTATCGTCACTCAGATCGCCGTTGCTGGTCGGGTGGCTCCCCGGTATCCGGCAACTGCTCACGGCGGGACAGCCACTGTAAATAATCGTCGGGGTTATCGAAGGCGGGGCGGGTGTGCAGCCGGACAACCACATCAGGCAGAGCAGTCCGCCACCACGAACGCAGGGTCTCATTTTCATTGAGTAGCCTCGTGATGGTTTTATTTCGGTGGGTGGCGAGGGTGTTGGCGGCATCGAGCTGCTGGCGCAGGACAACCTGATCCCGCTCTTGCCTGCGGCTCACGGCGGAGGCCGTACTTAGCTGATTTTTCAGCATGGTAATCTGCGTTTTTTGCGCGGATGCCACTTTATTGGCCGTATCAAATCCCCGTCGTAGGTTGCTGTTTTCATGGCGCAGCCACAGCGCCGCCCCGAGCGCTAGCGACATGACAATCAGGAACAGGGTTAGGCGCCACGTCATGCCACCACCCCGCCAGCCTGGTGATATACGCTAACCAGCGTGTCGAGTGCGTGCTCTCGCTGACCGTAGCCCGCCCCCGGCAACGATGCCCAAATGCCCCGACACTTGGAGATAGCGCGCTCGATATCGCCGCGCTTGATATCTTCCAGCGCTCGACGCTCGCAGATCAGCTGTATCGCCAACTTATCCTGCGATGCCGGGCTGAAATCGGGCAGGTTGAGCTGCTTTTTATAGTGCGGCCAATACAGGTAAAGCTGCTGATAGCGTCCCGAGGCCGTCGACCGCTCCCCACGACGGTTAAATACCTTGGCGCGGCGACCATGTGCAAACGGGTGATCGCTGTAGTCGGTAAACACTTCCGGCCCCCCATCCATGCCCGTAACAATCACGTCGTACCCTCGGTTACGCGTCAGCGGATGGGTCGCCGTTCCCTCAGCAAAGGCGATCATATCGAGGAACGCCGCCACGTTCGGATGCAGATTAATGGCGCTCATCGCTGCCCCCTTTGGCCGCATTGCCCCCTTTACCAATCCGACGCTGGATCAGGATCTCCACTACCTGATAGCCAGCGATGCCCAACATGGCGCCGATACCATTCACCGCCGTCGGCGAAAGGTCGGGGAACTGCACCAGCGCCACCCCGGCGACCATCGAGACAAAGCCCCCCAAAAGACAGCGACCGATGAACAGCCGCGGGGATACCGGCTCGCCGCCGACCAGTACCTTACCGATGACGATCATCACGCCGATCACAAACAGCGAGAGCACACTCTTATCGGTTTCGTTCATGCGTTAATCCCATAAGTTAATGGTTTCAGATATTGGCGCCGCCTCAATTTCGGGTAACTCGACGACGGTACCGTGTGGCAGGATGGCGCCGAGCGAGGCCAGTCCCGGATTCGCCTCCAGCACCGCCTCGACGACCCCTTGTGTGCGGCCGTAATAGGTGGCGCACAGGGCATCAAGCGTTTCCCCCTGTTGTGCAATCACTTTCATAGCTGGCTCACAATGCAGCGGGGGCGCCCCTGCAACCGAGACACGGACCAGCGCATATCCCGCCACAGCTCATCGATCACCGCCTCGACACTCTCGGCCTTTTTCTCCCCCTTACCGCTGGCGTCATACCCGCGATAGCGCTCATACAGCGAGGCCGCGGTCATGGCGCTGACGGCACGTAGGTAGTGGAAACAGCACACACTCTCGCCATCGATGGTCTCTGCCGGCACGGCGTCCAGGGTCTTGAACCCCAGCAACATCTGCCGCTCGCGGAACTCGACCAACTCTGCGTTAACCTCAGCGATACCGGCACAGATGGCATCGCGCATACGGGCAGGGGTGACCGTGTATTCCAACCGCATCAGATCACGGATACGGCGCGGCTCAACGTCAGGAAAAAAGAAGGTGTTTTTAATTACCGGTTCACGCTGCGAGTCCGGTGGAATGATCACCGCATCACCGGCAGGCATCCCGCTTTGGTCAATAATCACTGTCGTCATGACAACCTCGAATGGGTGGGCGGTGGACGCAGGCCGACCGCGAGGTCATGCCTGCATTGGCCTGCGTGCCGCCCTGGCGCGTGGCGCATTCTGTTAACTGGCGGCTTTCACCTTGGGCGGGCGCCCGCGTCTGGCCGGTGTCCCGGTTACGCTGCGCGGACGCGCCGCCGTCTTTTTCTTGGCTGGCTTAGCTGGTTGTTTCACCGGCTTTGGCCGGATCGCGCGCTCCAGCGCCTGAATCTCCTTTTTCACCCCGGCGTTGTCGTCCAACTGCATTGCGCGCTGGAGCTGTGCCAAGGCGGCAGCGTTATCCCCCTGGTCTCGCAACAACAGGCCGACGGTTTTATGCAGGCGGGCGCGCACGTTGTCGGGCATATCCTGATCTACCGTCAGCGCGATGGCTCGCTCCAGCGTATCGATCGACAAAGCGGCACCGGCGGCGCGTAGACGTGCGGCAGCAGCGGCGGTTTCTTCCACCACGACGCACCCGGTCGTGCGGCTATGCTTTTCCGGCATTCTCAGGTTATGGCGTAAGGCATACTCCGCGATATCCAAGGCGCCGGTGATGTCATCCACATCAAACCGCCACAGCATGACGGTCATCACGATGTCATCCTGCGCACCACGGCCAGCGGCCAACACACCGCTGATCCACGGCCCATAAAACGGCAGCATGTCGCGCTTATGCAGCGCCTTGGTCTCAACGGATTGGATACCTTTCAGCTTGCGGCGATCAGCGGCCAGTTTGACGAGCATCTGCTCATACTCGCTGGCATGGCGCAGCGGGGTGTTTTCCCGCTGCGCAGCCAACGTGGCCGAGACCCGCATTACATGACACTCTGCGGGACTCAACATGGCTTAGCCCCCTGCGTTCTCAACGGGTGCGCCTTGTTCCGCGCTCAGTGATGCCACCGCAGGCTTAGCGGGGAAGGTGCCAAACTGGATGTTTTCGATCATCGCGGCACAGCCGTAATCCTCTATCACATAGTCAATTTTCAGTGACTCGTAGTTTTCGACCCGATCGAACTTGGCGTTCTCGTCGATGTGGCGGCGGTGGCTGCTGTCCATCACGTAGATGGAGAGGTTATCCAGTCGGGTGACCATCAGCGCGTTGTCCGGGAAATAGGGGACACGGACCGCTGGCAGGTTACCGATGCGCTTCTGGCTGACGATAACGTCTGCCGCCATCGCCTCGCTGTTACCCTGCTTCTTATTCACCAGCGGGAAATACTTGTCGGCCAGCAGCTTGCGACCGCAAATCACGACTAGCTCCGGGTCTTCGCTATGCCACGGATCCAGCAGGGTATCGGTGGCATTCATGACGGCCGCATCGAGGTTCTCATAGTCACCATTGGCACCGATGCGCACCACGGCTGAGACCACCTCTCCCGAGGTGTTGGTGATTTTGTCCAGGACACGTTTCGGCGCCTCATTGCGCATCTTCTGCAACCAGCCGACAGCCACATCCTGCAACAGCGGGTTGGTCTTGCGGTTGGAGGTGGCGGCGCGCGACGTTCCGTTAAACCCGGCCATGATGTAATCCAGCCCCATGCGCTTGGCGATGGCGTCACGCAAACGCAGCTGGAAGTCTTGATAGCGGGCCCACAGGTCGAGGGTGTTATAACGGATATGGAAGTCGAAGTTGACCTGTTCACAGCGGTATTTGCGGGAGGCCAGCGCCATAAAGTCCGCGGTCGCGCGGCCCGTGCCACCGTCCGTATCGGCGGTACTGGCGATAGAGCCGGTCACGCCCAAGCCGATTTTTTCCCCCTCCTGCTCATCGACCGGCACCATGTTGATGCGGGTCAGAAACTCGGAGGTGTCCTGCACCGAGGTGATCAGCGTCTGCGTGACGGAGGGCTCAACGGCGAATTTATTTTTCAAATCGTCGACGGCCACGCCATTCAGCTCAGCGACACGGGTCAGGTACTGATTAAACTTGAAACGGGTATTCTTGCGCATAGTGTCTCTCTTGTTGTTTTACCCCAATAAAACCCACGACCAGGCGGGCGGCGGCATAGCCCCGATCAGCAGTTGGTTAACAGGGTGTCTTCACCATTGCCACCGGTAGCCGGTTGGCGACGTGACTGGATTGGGTTTTCGGTGTTGTCCAGGGCGGCGCGCAGCGCAGCAACCTGTTGGCGTTCCTCGTCCAACTCACCGCGCAGGGTTTTGGTAACCTCCTCCAACGCCTGAAAACGTTGCTCGGTGCTATCGCTGTTGCTTTGCACCTGTTCGGCAATGGTGGTGACGGCCTCATGCACATCGGCAAAGCGATCGTCATCATGCCGGGCTTTACGCGAGAACAGGCCGCGCACCTTGTCAGCCAAGGAATCGAGGACATGGCTCTGCTCGATAAACTCCAGTTCGGCGAGAGAGGCCACGGAGAACAGGTCGCCTGGCTCCTCCTTGCGATTGGCCAGCGGGTTGGCGGTGGCATTGGCGCAAAATTCCAGGTATTCCGTGCCGAGACTGGCCGGGTCATCCGTTACCGCTAGGCCGACCAGGTAGGCTTTGCCGGTATTGGCAAAGTTGGGGCGGATCTCCATGGAGGTGTAGACCTTCTGCCCATCACGCACCCACTCGACCAGCGTATCGGTCGGGGCAATCTTGCCGTAGAGCGCCCACTTGCCATTCAGCGCGCTGTCATCGTCGATTTTCTCGGCCTTAAGCTCCACCACATCCCCCAGGCGCTTAAAGTCACCGGTCGGCAACAGGCCGCGGATGTGCTCCAGATTGATGCGGCAGCCATAGACACGCGGATCAAAGGTCTCGGCCATCTGTTGGATGTCATTGGCATCGATAACGCGGCCATCGCAGGTGTCACCCTCGACACCGATGCGGAACCACTTAGAAATTTTTTTTGCCATCGTCAGTCCTGCGTTGGTAGTTGAATGTCGGGGTTAGTTTCCCGACTCACCCCCGTAGCCGCCAGCGGTGACGGATGGGTTAGCGCTGGCACAACAGGCACTTAAGGCAGATGCAGCGGCGCTTCCGTAGCCTTTCCCTCGTAGAATGAGCGAGGGATGACATGACCATCACCACAGACACATCACTATTGCGCGATCCGCGCCGACAGGCGGCGCTGCTGTATTGGCAGGGGTTTTCCATCGCGCAGATCTCCGAAATGCTGCAACAGAAACGCCCGACCGTGCAGAGCTGGAAGCAGCGCGACGCCTGGGAGGACACGGCGCCGATCACCCGCATCGAAAACAGCATCGAGGCACGCTTGGTGCAACTGGTTCTCAAGGACAAAAAAGAGGGAGCGGACTACAAGGAAATTGACCTGCTCGGGCGCCAGATCGAACGCCTGGCGCGGGTGAACCGCTACAGCCAGACCGGCAACGAGGCCGACCTCAATCCCAACGTGGCCAATCGCAACAAGGGGGAGCGCAAGAAACCGAAAAAGAACTTTTTCAGCGACGAGGCGATCGAAAAACTGGAGGAAGTATTTTTCGACCAATCTTTCGAATACCAGTTGCAGTGGTATCGCGCCGGGCTGGCTCACCGTATCCGCGACATCCTCAAATCGCGCCAGATCGGCGCGACGTTCTACTTCTCCCGTGAGGCGTTACTGCGTGCCCTAAAAACCGGCCATAACCAGATTTTTTTGTCGGCCAGTAAAACGCAGGCTTACGTCTTCCGTGAATACATCATTCAGTTCGCCCGGTTGGTCGATGTCGACCTGACCGGTGACCCGATTGTCATCGGCAATAACGGGGCAAAGCTGATTTTCCTTGGCACCAACTCCAACACGGCGCAGAGCCATAACGGCGACCTGTATGTCGATGAAATTTTCTGGATCCCCAACTTCCAGAAGCTACGCAAGGTTGCCTCCGGCATGGCCTCACAGAAGCACTTGCGATCGACCTACTTTTCGACGCCCTCCACGTTGGCACACGAGGCGCACTCGTTCTGGTCTGGCGACCTGTTCAACAAGGGACGCGCCAGCGCCGCCGATCGCATTGAAATCGACATCAGCCACAGCGCCCTGGCCGGTGGCCTGCTGTGCGCAGATGGGCAGTGGCGGCAAATCGTCACCATCGAGGATGCCCTGGCCGGTGGCTGCACCTTGTTCGACCTCGATCAGCTCAAGCGTGAAAACAGCGCCGACGACTTTAAAAACCTGTTTATGTGCGAGTTCGTCGACGACAAGGCCAGCGTGTTCCCGTTCGAGGAGTTACAGCGCTGTATGGTCGACGCCCTGGAGGCGTGGACGGACGTTAACCCCTATGCCGACCATCCCTTTGATCGCCCGGTCTGGATTGGGTACGACCCCTCACATACGGGCGACAGTGCGGGCTGTGTGGTACTGGCGCCGCCTGCGGTACCGGGTGGTAAATTCCGCATGCTGGAGCGCCACCAGTGGAAAGGCATGGATTTTTCTACCCAGGCCGAAGCCATCCGGGCGCTGACGGAGAAATACCGCGTCGATTACATCGGCATCGATGCCACGGGGATCGGGCAGGGGGTTTTCCAGTTGGTGCGCGAGTTCTACCCGGCGGCGCGCGAGCTGCGCTACAACCCGGAGGTAAAAACCGCCATGGTGCTGAAAGCCAAGGACACCATCGCTAACGGACGCCTGGAATATGACGTCAGCTACACCGATGTGACCGCCTCGTTTATGGCCATCCGCAAAACCATGACCGCCAGCGGTCGCAGCACCACCTATGACGCCAGCCGCAGTGATGAAGCCAGCCACGCCGATCTGGCCTGGGCGACTATGCACGCGCTGCTAAACGAACCCCTGACCGCCGGCAGCGGCCGCCCCTCATCGTCTATTTTGGATATCAACTGATGAAAAAACGCAAAAATCGTCCGACTAAAAAAATGGTTGCTGAATCCGCCGCGGCGGGCAACGGCGCGATGGCGTTTACCTTCGGTGAACCGACCGCCGTGCTCGATAAGCGCGATATCCTCGACTACGTGGAGTGCATCAGCAACGGCAAATGGTATGAACCGCCGGTTAGCTTCTCAGGGCTTGCCAAAAGCCTGCGCGCAGCAGTACATCACAGCTCGCCGATTTACGTGAAGCGCAATATTCTGACCAGTACCTACATCCCGCATCCGATGCTATCGCAGCAGGATTTCTCGCGTTTCGTGCTGGACTATCTGGTGTTTGGCAACGCCTTTTTTGAACTGCGCCAAAGCGTCACCGGTAAAGCGCTACGCCTGGAGACGTCGCCGGCCAAATACACCCGGCGCGGGGTTGAGGAGGATGTTTACTGGTACGTGCAGTCGTTCACTCAGCCGCACCGCTTTGACCCCGGTGCGGTTTTCCACCTGATGGAGCCGGATATCAACCAAGAGCTTTACGGCATGCCGGAATACTTGTCCGCGCTTAACTCCGCCTGGCTGAATGAGTCGGCCACGCTGTTCCGCCGGAAGTATTATCAAAACGGGGCACATGCCGGGTACATCATGTACGTTACCGATCCGGCGCAAAATGCTACTGATGTGGAAGCGCTGCGCGATGCAATGCGCAGCTCGCGCGGCATTGGCAACTTTAAGAACCTGTTTTTTTATGCCCCGAACGGAAAAGGCGACGGGATAAAAATCATCCCGCTCAGTGAGGTGGCCACCAAGGATGATTTCTTTAACATCAAGAAAGTTAGCGCCGCCGATCTGCTCGACGCCCACCGTATCCCCTACCAACTGATGGGCGGAAAACCCGAAAACGTCGGCTCCGTTGGGGATGTCGAGAAAGTTGCCCGGGTGTTTGTCCGCAACGAGCTAACCCCGCTACAGGCGCGGATCGCCGAGATTAACCAGTGGCTGGGTGAGGAGGTGATCCGGTTCAAGAAGTACAGCCTAGACGATAGCGAGGAGTAATACCGATGCCGTCTGCGGGCGGCTTTTTTACATCACCACACAGAATCCCCTCAGACGCGCCACACGCAGCGCAACACCTATAACACCCAACGACACCAACAAAATCAACCAAGCGCACAGCGCCGCGCTGGCGCACTCCTGCGCGGCATATTTTACCGCGTTGCGCGCAATGCTATCCCCGCCTCGCCTGCCCGCTTCGTGGGTCGATTTTAATGCAGGTGCATTTACCCTGCTGTGCTTACTGGTTGCCCATCTTGGACTGTGAACAGACAACTTTTTTTTGCATGCATTTTGATGCAGAATTACTCATGCTGATTTAATTTTTAGTTACATTCTAGAGCTACACGCAGCCACTGCCCCCAACATGTCGGCAACAGTGGGAAAAGGGATAAATTATGGTTTCGTCAAACGTTAAAATCACAGCTTTTCCAGCCAAAAGATTTTTTGTGGAAATGCTAACTCGAGACATTGAGTTGTCTGACTCTATATTGGATTTATTAGATAACTGTTTGGACGGGGTATTACGGAAGAACAATTTCACACCCGAACAGACCTTTGGTAAATCAGACGTATACAATGGTTACCATGCGCACATTGAGTTTGACGAAAACTGCTTCAAGATAGTTGATAACTGTGGTGGCATTCCAGGAGAGCTTGCGGAGAACTATGCATTTAGATTAGGCAGACCTTCGGAAAGGGAAGCTGAAGATCTTCCTACCATTGGTGTATATGGTATTGGTATGAAACGCGCCATATTTAAGATGGGAACATCAGCTCAAATTAAAAGCAAGACAGATACGGAACAATTCTCAGTTAATATATCACCTGAGTGGATGACTGATGACAATAATTGGTCATTAGATCTTGAGAGAAGTGATGTAGATTTAAGTGAAACAGGTGTCAGTATTGCCATAAATGATCTAAGAAATGACATCAAGGCTTCATTATCAAAAGACCGCGATTTTGAAAGCGATTTAATAAACATTATTGCTAATCACTACAGCTTAATAATCAAGAAAGGTTTTGAGGTTAAGATTAATGGGAAGGTTGTAAAGCCAAATAGCACAACTCTTATTTTTGACGAGAGTTCTATTAAGGATAATACGGATGGCATAGCCCCATATATATATAAAAACGAATCTAATGGTGTTTCAATAAAGGTAGCTGTTGGTTTCTATCGTAATTTGCCAAGTGATGAGGAAGAAGAACAATTATTGTCAGGTCGTTCAACTACAGAAAAAGCAGGGTGGACTATCATCTGTAATGACCGTGTCGTTCTTCATGCCGATAAATCAAAATTGACTGGATGGGGAGAGGCGGGTGTTCCTCAATATCACACCCAATTTATTGGTATTTCAGGTGTTGTGATATTTACATCCTCAAAAGCTGAACTATTACCTATAACGACAACTAAACGTGGTGTTGATGGTAATTCAGAACTATATCTTTCCACAAAAGACTTCATGAGAGAGGGACTCAAATACTTTACTGATTTTACCTATAAATGGAAAGCTAATAACGAAGAAAGAAAGCAGCTTATAAGCACTGCTTCGAATATGGTATCTACGACTGAAACTGATTTCGCAAAATCAATTCCACAGGAAAAATGGTCGACAGTACGGCGTTCCATCGGTGGTCAAGTTTTTAAACCAAAACTCCCGATGCCACGGGAAACCGATCCTTTACGTCAGATAAAGTTTAGCCGTCGACTTAGTGAAATAAAATTAGTTTCAGAATTCATCTTTGATGATGCGACTCAACCACCAACTGAAGTTGGTCAATATTGTTTTGATGAATATTTAAAAAAGGCTAAACAATGAGCACCGGTGGAAGTATCCCATATCATTTAAGGCAAAATAAGGCCATTGAAAGGAACCTGTTTATAGAGTCCTTGAGAAGATTGAATAATTACACCAATATATCCGAGTATGAATATATTGGTTTCGGAGGGCCATTCCTTGAAGATTTTAAACAGGTTCATAATCTTTTAAAAGTCAATAAGATGATATCTATTGAAGGTGATGAAAATGTATATCGCCGTCAACAGTTTAATAAACCACTATCATGCATAGATCTAGGGGAAGAACCTGAAATGAGTGGTGATTTCATCAATCGCTATAATTTTGATGAAAAAACCATAATTTGGCTAGATTATGCAATGCCTTCCGAACTCAATGCTCAGTTGAATGAAATTGTTAATTTAATTACTAAGTTAAAACCAAAAGATATTTTTAAAGTCACATTGAACGCACATCCTGAAACATTAGGCAAAGATCCGGGTGAGCGAGACCCAAGACCCTATAGATATAGAAAGATAAATGAAATTTTAACTGAAAGCTTTATGCCAGTTGACACTACCGAAGAAGATGTCGGATTTAAAAAATATCCTACATTACTGATTAATGCATTGAAACGAGCTGTCGGGAATGGTTTAAAAGGGCGTAACGATATAAGAATTCACCCTTTAACATCTTTCGTATATAAAGATGGACAACAAATGGTCACTTTAACGGCAATCGTTTTGGACAATACAGACGAAGAGGAAGCTAAATTTATTGATTCCTCGAGAATAAGAAATTGGCCATTTTATGCTGGGGAATGGCGAAAACCAAAAGATATTAACGTTCCTGCAATGTCCTTAAAAGAAAGGATTCATATTGAATCGTTATTGCCTGAAGCTACAGTTGAGAATATTCATGAAGAATTAGGCTTCTATATTGGATCCAGTACAGCTGGAGCCAATATAGACCTTAATAACTTTATCGAATACTACAAGGTAGTACCATGGTATTCGAAAGTTCTTTTTTAACACTTAAGCAATAATTATAGATAGGTAATAGCATAGCCTCAGAAACTAATGGACTAACGCTATTACCTATTTGTCTAAAACTATGCCATTTAGTAGGATGGAATCGAAACCAATCGGGAAAACCTTGCAACCTAGCAGCTTCCCGGGGTGCAATGACACGTGCTTGCGTCGGGTGAATTGGCCTGACAGCTTGATAACTTCCTTTGTCACTACCTGTTCCGGCCCTCAATGTAGGGCAAAAACCATTAGGATCAAGTCGCTGAGATCTTGAAATCTTATCTGTTTCACCAAAAGAAAGACTGCCATATCTCTTTATTATTTCGTCTGAGTGGACTGTGCCCAAGAATCCTGATACCAGACCATCCTCTAGTTTTTTTAAAGATTCGGCATCTCCAACTCTGTCAGGGATATGCCCCCAAAGCCTATCATAGAAATATCCTTTTCTATCCATTTTCACTTTTCGCCAACCTTGTGATTCTTCTTGCCATTCTTTTTTAATTATTCGCGGCAAGCCGTATAAGGCGTCTTTAATAAAAGTTTGCTCAATAATATTTTTTGGGAAGAAATCAGACTCCTTTAACTGGCTTGAATAATCCTTTCTGAAACCAATAAAGAATATACGAGTCCTAGTTGTCGGCGCACCATAATTTGAAGCGTTAACTTTAATCGGATGCAATAAAGTGTAGCGATCACTAACTAATGAAAATGCTTTTTCTCTTACAGAATTATATTTTTCATTCATAATTCCCGGAACATTTTCAGCCAAAAAACAAATTGGAGACAATTCACTCACTAGTCGAAAGAAATGTACATACAACTCATTTCTTGTATCATCAGCATTACCTTTACCTATAGAACTAAACCCTTGACATGGTGGGCCGCCCACAACGCAATCTATTTCTTTGACATTACATCCAGATAAAATATCTTGAGCAGTAAGTTTACTAACATCCTTATGGAGATGTGCAGACTCAGGGAAATTTAATTTGTGAGAAAAAATAGCATGCTTATCTATTTCAACGGCCCCAGCTAAATTAAAGCCCGCACGCGTTGCCCCCAAGCTTAAACCGCCTACCCCTGAGTATAAATCAACCACATTCATATTTAGATAACCATGCCCAACAGTTCATTTAATGATCCTGTATCATACCACCACTTCTTCTTTTTACTATAGAACTCATTTTCTTTTACCATTTTCTTGATATAACAGACAAACGTCTTGTCGATGAATGTGACTCCACAGGGCTCTCATTTTGCTTACATTATCGCCAGCTCTCATCTTCCCAAACTTCCTGAAGGATACCGTCCAACGCTTCTCGGTCTGACTCCTGGTCGAACCCAACCAGTCCTACTCCTGTCATTGACCCTTTTTTACCGTCACTCTCGTTGATGGGAAAATTGATTGTACGCGTCGGGTCAACTCGCACTGCAAAGCATCGACAGCTTGCTGCCCGATTTTTTGATCCTTATCCAACGTGATGTTAACCCTCACTTCGCCCCTTTTTTTAATCTTTGTTCAACAGGAGCGGGAGCGAAAAAAACTGAAAAAGAGTTGTTTTTCATCAAGTTCCCTCTCGCAATTTCCGCAATTAAATTCAAAGCAATTTCACGATCTCTTTCCTGACAAACGCCCTCTGTCGTCAGACGCGCAATCATCTCGACCCGTTCAATCATGACTTGCTCGTTTAACTCTCTATCCACACAACCTCCAATACGGAATACTGTATAAATACACAGTATCACGTATCGATAAAAAGATGAAAGAAAAAGTTACGCTATAAAATGACGTATGTGCATGATATGGATATGAATTAGTTACAGTCTCAACTTAGTAACTGACGCTAACCCCGCGACTCGATTTAGGATTTGTCTGGCCTGCGCTCGCTGTGACGGTGCTGTCGGGAAAATTTCACCAGTTGATGAACCACGGCACCATTTGCCGTTTATGCAACTTTTGCCACCGGCTATCAGGTGCAGGGCCTCACCCCGGCTAATGGTTTCGCCGGTAGTGAGCTGAATCTCGTCTATTGTTCTGTCAATGGCTGCAATTTGTTTATCCGTTCCGTGGATAAAATCACGCCTAGTGACCCGTTTTTTGTCCCTGAGTCTGGCTGTTAGCTTCCGCCTTTCACTTCGACTCAACGGTTTGGATAAATCCAGCTCCGGCAGATCGCTTTCGCTTCCCGTACAGTTATTGACAGAACTCCGAGAGGGCGCGGTGGCGCCCTTAACGTCAACCCCCAAATCCTGCGCACGCTTTGGCACAATCTTCCATTGTGTGGCACGGGTGATGATAGGGACGTCGCTACCTACGCTAGCGTCGTAAACACCACGGATGCGGATCTGCTCCTCTCCGTACTGGTTGTAGGTTTCCGCGCACTCATACCAGGTACGCACCTGCAAATCGTCACGGCGTACAAATGGCCCACCTTGGGCATTGACATAATCCGCCCAGCGACCAGCATCGGCCGCATCATGCACGGCTGCAAACTCAATGCTGAGGCCGTGGGCCGTGTCTGTATCGGATAGTCGGCGTAGCTCACGGTAAACCGTCACCGGCGCACCACCGATAAACTGGAATTGACGGATATGCCAACGAGCCGCCCACGCAGAAACCGCTGGCGCCGTTTCTTTTAGTAGCTCACCGCTTTCATCATCGGTTTCACCATCAAGGGCATATCCGTCAATGTTTTTAGAGATGTATTTAGCGACGTAGCCGGTCGCGCTACCTTTTTCTGGATCGATAGCTTCCGCATGAAACCTGGCTTTGGCCGCCTTATCACTTGCCAGCTCATACGCATCTTCTGCGCAGGCATAGTTGCGGATAATTTCACGCACTCGGTCTGCATCCTCTGGGCGCATAAACATCAGCATGTGCCAGTGCGGGGTCCCGTCATGATGTGGCTCCGCGACACGAATCCCGAATATCCGTAACTCTGCGCGGTGAAGCTTGGCGCGGATTTTTGACCACAGGCCGGTGAGATAGGATTGCGTTGTCGATGGGCTAGCGCCGCTCCATTTATGGTTCCGGTATCCTGCCTTGGTTGTCGCGTGATATTTCGACGGTGCGGTGATGGTGTAAAACTCACCCACATATCCCAACTGCGTGCAGATATCTTCGAATCCACGAATACGAGTCATTAGCTCGCAGCGCCGAATAGCCGGGTTTGCCACTGAACCATCATATTTTTCGATCAGGCTGATACGGTTTCCGTCCTCATCCTCCAGCTCCATTCCTTTCAGAAATTCACGGATGCGGCGGCGCTGCTCCCGCCATTCGCTTACACACGTATGGCTGGCATAGGGCGTTTTTTTCTTACTGACATTACCGGTAGCGATCTGTAGATGTTCCCGCCATGCCGCAGCAACGCGGCGCAGCCGGCCACGCCACCATTTCTCATTGATCATGCGCTGAGTCGCCGGACCAATATCGTCGGCCATCACATAGCTAGTCGTGATCCGCTTCCACAGCGGCGCCTCCACACGAAATAAATCCGCAATCGTGGCAGCGCGCATGTAAAGGACATGCAGATTTTTTAACTCACCGACATCACCTAATGCCTCATCCTCCACGGCAAGATCACTACGGATAAAGTTGGCAATATCACCGGCCAGCAATTCAATATCCGATTTTGACATGTCAGGCAGGCGGTTATAACGAAACACTAACCCCATCAACAGCGATGCCGTATTCGGCACGTTCTCGTTTTTCGAGCGGCCACGGAATAATTTAACGGCCATAGCCGGATCGATATCGGCGATTCGGTACTGCGCCGATACCTGCTCTATGCGCGGCAATGCCCTTTTGCAGAATGAGATCAAAAAGGCATTGGCTCGCCGAGGATCTCCATTACGCTCCAACTGCTCACACGCCTGACGAACAGGAAACCGAACACACTCCAACTGACGACTGATAGCGTCTTGAGCATGCAGAAAAGCCGCAATCTCTCGATCGCGGCGATGTATTTCTTCATAAGTTGGATATGGGCTAGCAATGGCTTCACGCGGCACGTTCCAGCCATAGGGATAACTCATTCACATACTCCCGCATAAACACTGGTGCATACCGCGGTACTGTTCATCTCAGCCAGCATGTCAAACTGGCGTCCGCCTCGTGTAGTCAGTGCCCAATCTCGATAGCTCTCAATTCCATGAGTAGATAGGCTGACACACTCAATTCGGCGCTCTGTCTTTGCAGGGTCTTGCGTGGAGGGGAAAAATGTTGAATTACCACGGCGTGAACATTCCGCTACTAGGTGTTCCCATGCTGCTACGCGCGCAATCTCATCAGGCCAGCGCTGAAATATTTCTGCCAACTCACTTTTGCGCGCATGGATGCATGGCATACAGCCAACACGGCTACATCCTTGCAGATACAGTGGATTCGGCTTAATGCCGTGACGTTTAGCGATAGCGAAAACATCTTCATGTTTCCACTCGATGATTGGGCGATAGACATGTAGCCCCGGCGTATTGTCTGCATCCGTTTCCCACACTGGCAATAATGCTCTTGCAGGAGATTCTTGGCGCCGGACGCCTTGCCAGCTGATTACCTCATCGTACTGTTCCAAGGCGGGAGCGATGACTTGAGTGCGCACCGGTTCATGCTTCAGCTCGAAAGTGCAAAAGCGAACCCTCGTTGATGGAAACCGACCCTTCCACATACACAGATCGAGGAACGGGATCCCCGTCGGCTTGAGTACGTCTAACGCACGCTGCACACGTTCTGCCGCGGCACTTGGTGATAGCCCACACTTCTCGACGAGAGAAATTGGCCATTTCTCTGCGATAAACTGCCGCTTGTTTTCAATCTGGCGAGAGAAGTCCGCTTTAACGCGAGTTATTTTCCCCAGCTTAGACTCCAAGTAGTCCAAATACTCCATTGTCTGGGGATGTTCATGGCCTGTGTCAGCAAAGACACGTGTGGTAGTAACACCGTTTTCAATAGCCCATAGCCATTGAGCTAAGCTGTCCTTTCCTCCTGACACACTGATAATATTGATGGTGTCATCCGCAAAGCAGCGCTGATCGATGATAGTTGGCGTGCTCACATCAAACCCCCTGATAGTGTTTGCTTTTCAGCTCAAGAATTTCCTGGCACGTAATGCAGCACCGCACCCCCAGCACCGCTCGGCGGCGTGCTTCTGGGATTGGGTCGCCACATTCCTCACAAAATGAGGCTGACGGGTGGACTGCCCGATCCGTCACGCGCTGTAAGTTGCGCGCCAGTTCCTCCTCTGCGCGCCGTTGCGCCATATCGATCGCATCACTCATCAGTGCAGCTCCCGCGCTTGGTTCTGGTAGTATTCGCATTCCCCGCGCAGCAGCTCTGCCGCATCGACCGCGCTCAGGCGCTCAGACTGAATGTGATTGGCAATGCACTCTAAACGCGCCGCCATCACTACTGCACGGTTACGGCGCTCGTCGGTACGAACCTCAGCCAACATGCGCGTTAATGCGCTTCTTGCTGACGTGCTCGGCATTTCGAACTCTTTTTTCATTAGGTCTCTCCTGTTTTCAGGCAAAGCGATGCCCGGCGGGTTTACGCCAGATTTTTTTACTGGTAATTAATTCGGCATTGAGAGCCGTCGAGGAAATAGGCTCACAACTGCCCGTAGCTGGTTCATCGCTGCGATCAGCGCTGCCTGCTCGGCAGTGGTCAACTCACTAAAATCAACGTCGTGTCGCGCTGCTGGAATGTTTGCTAAGTAGAGAATCGCCCCTAATGCCCGGCGGTTTTCTTTGTGGAGCGGATCCCGCACATCCTTCATCTCGTCAAAGAAGCGATGCAACTCTGCGGTTGAGTCCTCCTTGAAAACCTCGCGGCGGATAGCGGCAATGCGGTTCAACGCACTAACCCGGCTTCCTGCGCTTATCGGAACAGCGCGCGCAGCTTCTGTGAAAGCCATGACTCCCCCTGTTTCGCCCCAGAAAGTGATGCCAGCAATTCAGCCTGTGATCTGCACGGGTGCCAGCGCTTGCCGTTTTCACCAGTGATCCAGCCGTGCCCGTAGTGCATTGATGGGCTCTGTTTTTTCAGAAATGACGCTAACGATGGCTCCATGATCATCACCTCACAGCAAGCCAAAGCTGGCGCCCATACCCGTTACGGTATCGACCACACTGTTCATTGCCGGATTGGACTGTAATCGCGCATGTAATGTCAGTGCTGCGAGCGACAGGCAACGGATTCCGGCGTTAACACTTTCAACGACAGTGTGTTTGTGTGAACGCGTGATCGCCCCCGTCATCGCCACACCAGCCACTTTCCCGACCTCTGCTGTCGCGCTCAAGACGTAGGCTTGCAACTTCTCCGGCGCCACCTCATTCACGGGTACACACGGCAGACAATGGAGCTGAGTTAAAAAGCCGTCAACGAGCGTGGCGTCTTCTGTCACATCCGTCAGGTTTAGGATCTCAATCCAAGTGAGTGCATGAGGCTGCTCTGGGTTCAGCTTGTTACGCAGTGTCTGCGCTGACATTCCGACCTTTGCGGCTAGCTGTGCCAGGTTATGCCGCAAAGCGAAAGCGCGGCATGCTTCGTCAAAGTGCGGATGTTTGGAAACCTGAAAATCAAACATGTTGCATCCTTACAATTCACATAAAGTGAATCAAGCGCCAATGACTAGCTGAAAACGGGAATGACCCAACGCTTTACGCATTTGTTCTTCTTTCCAGCGCGCGTAGTAGATACGAATCGGGCCACCTGCTTTCTTACAGCCTTTGCGGATAGTGCGAGGTTCGATTGGCACACAAGGGTTGTCGCCGGTAGTCCAGCGGTAAGCAGTACGTTCAGAAACACCCTCAAGCTCTGCGAACTGCTGCAGAGTAACGATAGGTGCAGGCACTTTGATGATTGCGATTTCAGAAGCCATATTGCATGATTCCCCATTGGTAAATATTTCCCATTGATAGCCTAAGTTTTGCCAACGTTTGCCATCAATGAACTTCACAATTGAGGACTCTATTCAACAAATGAGTAGCTGTCAACATGGAAATCACAAATGAAGATTAGAGACTACACATTTGAGGCTGTGTCTATACTGGATCGCATATGCGAAATCTATGGTTTTCGCCAGAAAATTCAGTTAGCAGACCATTTTGAAATTTCCGCAAGCTCTCTTTCAAACCGCTATACACGCGGCACTATCTCATATGATTTTGCAGCTATATGCGCGCTGGAAACTGGTGCCAGCCTAAAATGGTTACTGACAGGAGAGGGAGAGCAGTACAGCGAAAACGCAATTAACTCCAACGTAAAAGAAATCCCATCATTCACTTTAAGTGAAGAAAGATTAACTGAAGACTCCCCTTTGAGTATTGACCCTAAGTTAATCAACAAGCCGGAATCTGATTGCTACGTAGTTCGTGCTGATGGAAAACTTCACTTCATAGATAGAGACTCAACTCTCTCCGATGGCTTGTGGTTAGTTAACATTGATGATGCGATAAGCATTCGAGAGCTAACCAAACTCCCCGGCAAGAAACTCCATGTAGCAGGTGGCAAAGTTCCTTTTGAGTGCGGGATAGATGAGATTAAGACTCTTGGTCGAGTAATCGGGTTTTATAGCGATGCAAGCTAATCGCTTTTAATATTATTAATAAGGAAATTATGATGGATACTATAATTCCATTTTTGTTATTAGGCTTGTCGGTTTTCTCAATGGTTATTTACTTAAAATCACCTGAAAAACTGATTATGCGTGCGGTTAAAGGAATTACAGCTTTTATCTTCCCGGTTGGAGCTTTAGGCGCATTTTTGAGTGGTGATTATGCAACAGCGTTAACAATTTCCGTTATTGTCTTTCTCATTTCACTTCGTCGTATGAATATAAACAAAAAAGACTCATTTCCATCAGTTGCAACTGAACAAAGTACCCATGTGAATAAGTCAAAGCCATTCTCTGGCAATCACAACACAAAGGATTGGTTCAAAAATATTTCCTTCAGTTACACGGATTCTAACGGCAATTCATCTTATAGAGAGGTTGACATAAAGGAAATTAATGAACAAAGCATGACAGGCTATTGTCACTCACGCAGACAACTACGAACATTCCGATTAGACCGAATTGATAATAGCGAAATTGTAATCCGCGACACCGGCGAATTAATCAATGTTTATGACTGGATTGTCCAGCTATATGAGGAATGAGGTTAACTAATGACCGTGCGTAAAAATCCTGCTGGCGGTTGGATTTGTGAGCTTTATCCAAACGGGGCAAAAGGCAAGCGAATCAGAAGGAAATTCGCCACCAAAGGTGAGGCTCTGGCGTTTGAGCAGTACACCGTTCAAAACCCGTGGCAGGAAGAAAAGGAAGACAGGCGCACGTTAAAAGAGCTGGTTGATTCATGGTATAGCGCTCATGGCATTACACTGAAAGACGGCTTGAAACGCCAGTTAGCCATGCACCATGCTTTTGAGTGTATGGGCGAACCACTCGCACGCGATTTCGATGCGCAGATGTTTTCCCGCTACCGAGAAAAACGGTTAAAAGGTGAGTATGCCCGTTCAAACAGAGTGAAAGAGGTATCGCCTCGCACGCTTAATCTTGAGCTAGCCTACTTCCGGGCAGTGTTCAATGAGCTAAACCGCCTCGGAGAATGGAAGGGGGAAAACCCACTGAAAAACATGCGCCCATTCCGCACAGAAGAAATGGAAATGACCTGGCTAAACCACGACCAGATTTCGCTACTGCTCGGAGAGTGCAAACGGCATGACCACCCTGATTTAGAAACCGTGGTCAGAATCTGTCTTGCCACTGGCGCCCGGTGGTCTGAAGCTGAGGGTCTGAAAAAAAGCCAGCTCGCGAAATACAAAATCACATACAGCAACACGAAAGGCAGAAAAAACCGCACTGTTCCAATCAGCAAAGAGCTCTACGGGTCTCTGCCTGATGATAAAAAAGGTCGGTTATTTAGCGATTGTTATGGCGCGTTCCGGTCAGCTCTGGAAAGAACAGGTATCGAACTACCGGCAGGACAGCTTACCCACGTTTTGCGCCACACCTTTGCCAGCCACTTTATGATGAATGGTGGTAATATTCTAGTTTTGCAGCGCGTGTTAGGCCATACCGACATAAAAATGACAATGCGGTATGCACACTTTGCTCCAGATCATTTAGAAGATGCCGTTAAATTTAATCCGTTAAGCAACATTCAATTATAAAGCCCATATTAAGGAGTACATATGGCAGCAACATCTTATACATGCCAATTATATGAGAGTGAAGGTATCGCGAAAATAATTTTATTTTCCGGATTGGAATTTGACTTGATAATACATCCATATGTATATGGGGAACCATTAGTAACCACACAGCCAGTCTATTTCCTTGAGCAATTGGGTTCAATAGCAAAATTAAGAGTTGAGCACCCTAAAAAAATCACAGAGCTCGAAACCGAATATCTGATAGATAATTATTTATTTGAATACAGTCTTTTATATAGCACATCTCGCCTTTGTTCAAAGATAAGCACACCAGCATTTTGGGCTCCGGATTTTAGCGACTTTTACCAATATCATGATCAGCGTAGAACAAGGGCATTGACTCTTGATCCATTAAATGACGAGTCAATCATTTCAATTCAAGACCTAGAAGGAAATGACTGGCCTTTTACAGACTACTGTATACCTAAAGAGTTCCTTGATGAAGCCCTTACGGAATCAGCCACAAAAATTCTAAAACTACATGAGCAGAAGCTAATAACAATGATTACCCCCTCTCCTGAAAGGGATGGGTATTATGGCAAACTGAGGTTACTAGAAAGCGAAGGGACTTTAATCGATTTTTCCCAAGCTGTTCAACTAGACGCCATAAGTGAATACAATATAAAAGATAAAGATACATATGAATTATCATCAGAAATTGATCCTAGCAATAAAATTGAGCTTCCAATTGAAAGAGTAACTACAACAGAAAAATACTCCCCTACGCTGCTGTCATATTATTTTTCTGGCCTTAGAGAACGAAATCCATTAATTAGCTTTACGGGTTTTTATAATGTTCTAGAGTATTATTTAGAAGAAGCTCCTGTAATTTTAGGAGTTCCTCCACTGAAAACAGAAAGAGAGAATCTTCAAAAAGTAGTTGAACTACTCACAGATCAAAATGAGCTTTATACCAAACTCAACTCTTTCAATAGCACATTAAGAGCAAAACTACAAAATGATATTATCTCATCCTCACAAGTCAAAATTAAAGGATTACGAATAATTAATCGTTCATCATTGTTAAAGGATGTAAGTAATTGGCTGTACGGGATACGTTGTGCTGTAGTCCATTCTAAAAAAAGTAGAAAAGGGAGAGTAGAGGCTATCTTTGAACCGTACTCAAAAGAATCTGAAAATGTCACTCCAGCGCTGGAGGTCATTAAATGGCTTGCTCAAAAATGTATCGTTAAGGATAATCAACTCTCGAAACAAACCGTATAA